ATGGCATCATTCACAATACAGAAACGACCAAAGGCAAATGGTGAATTAAGCTTTCGCTGCTTAATCAGAATTAAAAAGTCGAGCGCTATTATACATTCAGAGTCGAAAACATTCAGTAAAAAAGAAGTGGCTCGTACTTGGGCATTGGCGCGCGTTAACGAACTGCAAAAGTCTGATGCGTTAAACACGAGGAAAGTCATCTCATTAGGTGCACTGCTTAACCTGTATTTTGAAGAACCTGATTTATGGGCAGGTACGGGTCGCACAAAGCGCTACGTCATTAAGATGTTAATGGACTGCGACATTGCCAGAGTTGCCAGCAATTCACTGAAAACTAGTGATCTGATTGAGCACTGCAAGAACCGCCGCGCGGCAGGCACTGGGCCTGCAACCATCTATCACGATATCGCCTATCTACGCTCGGTAATGAAAAAAGCCCTACCTATTTGGGACGTCGATGCCAACTACCAGATTTTTGAAGATGCAGTGCCAGTCCTTATCGAAATGGGCCTAGTGGGTAAAAGCCAGAAACGCACCAGGCGACCTACCGAGGACGAACTCGACCGGCTTAAAGACGGCCTGAAAAAACGCATGGAGTACAGACCCAACGGTGACAAGCGGATCCCCTTTTTGGATATCTTGGATTTTAGTATTTTAACTTGCATGCGAATTGGCGAGGTTTGTAAGCTGCGCTGGGAAGATCTGCGCCATGATCACAAGACGATAATTGCCCGTGACCGTAAAGACCCGCGCAAGAAGACCGGTAATCATATGATAGTGCCACTGCTGGCAGGTTCGTTTGATATCGCTCTGCGCCAGCCGCAAACCGATGAGTTGATATTCCCCTACAACCCGAGATCAGTAACTGCAGGCTTTCAGCGAGTGCGTAACGAACTTGGCATTGATGATCTGCGTTATCATGATTTACGCCGTGAGGGTGCAAGCCGATTATTTGAAAAAGGTTACTCTATCGAAGAGGTGGCTCAAGTCACCGGCCACAGAAACCTAAACATTCTATGGCAAGTCTATACTCAGCTTTTCCCACACAAGCTGCATGATAAGTTTTTAGATGAAAATTGAGTTTAATATTGTAGTTTTTTTGGACGCGGTTCGAGCCGCCGCTCTCTACCAATTAAAACAAAGGCTAACCCTTTGTCACATCTAAATGGCGACAGCAGTTTTAGCTCTCACTACCAATGACCACAAGTTACTCTTACTTTTGTCGTAAATTTTCTGACTTCCAGTCAGAACAAAGAATCATCCCTTTTCGTATTAGAGCAAATTTCATGTGATTCCTGTTCAAATGTAGTTACTAAAATTTGCTAATGAGTCATTAGGTCAATAATGGCCAAATAAATTTATTTTGAGAAAATACGAGAATTTCGTCACAAAAAAATTACTAATAAATAGCTAAAATTGTTACAAATAGATTGCAATTTAGTTCGTTAAAGTCTGTGATTTTTTTATCAACATTATCTGTACTGCATCACTGGAGTTAAATTTGAGTAATAAGACAATTTCCCCTATTTCGCTTTTTTCCATTCGCCTTGAAATGATTAGAGGAGGCGAAGACATTGGAGTTGGTACTGGCTTTATATATTTTGATATAGAGTCAGACTCTCACTACCTAATTACTAATTATCACGTGTTAACGGCTAGATCACCGAGCAGGCCTAGCTTTCTCTTACCAGGTTATCCAGATTCTCCAGATGAAATACGCTGGAATGTATTAAATAAAAATATGGACAGTGTGATTTCTGGCAGCATAAACTTACTAGAAAGCAGTGGCATTGAATGGCTAGAGCACTCTAAGCGCAAAGAAGGGGTTGATATTGTAGCAATTAAGATTCATTTCCCTAGTGATGTGACAATCGTTTCTCAAGATAAGCTAGGTCTTATTGATGATATCGAATTAGAAGTTGGTTCTGATCTATTTATTGTCGGGTATCCACATGGAATTGCAGTCGAGGATATTTTCCCATTATGGAAAAAGGGAACAATAGCTAGCGAGCCCTTGATTAGGCCTAAAGGCTTGTCTCGCTTTTATATTGACGCAACAACAACACCAGGTATGTCCGGGTCACCTGTATTTGCAGTTGAGAATAGACAATTAGTAGATTTACAAGGGCAAGAAACTAATGCATTTAAGGGTTTTCAACAAGGAAAGGTATCAGCATTAGATGCAATAAATAATATTGATATATCAAAACTACAGCCAACTAACAAAAAACATTTCCAATTAGTTGGTATATATTCTGGCCGACTGGTTGATGGGAAAAAGGACCCAAGTATCGGCATTGTATGGACTAAGCAGCTCATTGAAGAGCTTTTCTCAAATCAAATACCCACAATGCATCCATACCCCCCACACAAATTAGGTGATTAACAAGGCCGTCACGCATATCTAATTACCGTACTATCTCTAATTAACCAACCTCAAGTTAGAGCTATTACCATAACTCATCTCCGTCCAAAAATGGGTTAACACTTTGGGGCTTCATGCCCCATAAGTATCTTTTCCATTCCAGTTTCAATTTGTATTAACTATCTGTTATTACTTATTTATAATTTTCATATCAGCTAGCTGACGTCTGAATGAAAGTCACGTAATCCAGACAAAACGCCGTATTTATATGAGCTTAGCTTCAGTGCTACCTGACATTGAACACTGCTAGAACTGAAAAACACTGAAATAAACTGCGATCCTTTCAGATCTTCGATCCTTGCAAAGCCCTTACAGCGGCGTGGGCTGGCGATATGAACTGTAGTAATCAAAAACTGCAAAAAAACGACGATAAAGAGTGCGCAGGAGGGTGAGGAAGAGTGCGGATTCCGTGACGGAAGGATTCTGTGGCCTGAATTGCGTGGCTGAAAGCCCTGTGCTCAATTCTGTGAGGCTTATCGATGATAGATGTTATGTCTATACTGCAGGCATTAAAAAGCCCTGAGAGATTCAGGGCAGATGGACAAAGGCTACGTTATTCTTTTGTGATGGGGTCGAGCCTCCCCTTCTGGCTACTTGCTTGTGATGCTTGGCTACTGAAGGCACTCGCCTGAACTGGTGGTTTGGTATTACCTAGTCCCGACTTGATGCCTGAATGAGTGTGGCTGGCACAGCTTGTGGCTAATGCTTTTACTGTGGCCATGAGCTCAGATAGCAATGTAAGGACATTCTCCCCTTCACTGCCTAGCCAAGTCTTAGGGCTGCGGTGGTCTTGCTCTACACTGGCGCTAACCTTCCGCGTTTGGCATTGTAGCTCTGCCAGCTTACCTATGATGTCGGTGAGCGACTCATCGGTTTTGTTTTCTAAGTTACCCTTATCATCTATGTGCTGATAAACCCCTTCACGCACTTGGTTGCGGGTTTCGCCCTCTTTGATGGCGGGTAAGTCCCAGCCGAAAGGCAGCACGCAGCGAATGAATGGCTTATCTGGCCTGCCATAGGCAAAGCCAATTTCAACTATCGAACCGATAGCCGGCGGTTCTAATCGGCCTGCTTTATTACCTGCACCTGGTAGTGGTAATGGTACGGCTTGAAGTGGTTTCGATTTGGTTGCTGTGCCGTTTTCGTCAAGCAGCTGCACGTCAACGGCATAGCGTGGGTAAAATGGATCACTACTGCGTTCGCCCTCTTCTGTCGGCAATTCTGGCAGTGCAATCACTTTGCCCCAAACAGGCAGATGATAATCAGCCGACAGCTCAGGGAATATATTAGTAATGCGACGCCTTTCGCTGCGTTCGTCGGCCTTGGTGGCTGTCCAAGTGATTGTCATGGTGTCGTCTGCAAACTCTACTTGCTTAACTCGCTTACCATTTACCATTGCACCTGGTCGCATGGCTGGCATCGCCATTAGCTGCCAACTATTACCAAACTGTTTTTTGCTGAACCCTTGGTTAATCTCTAATGGCTTTGACGGCCAGCGGCTGTTTTGGTAGCTGCCAACAAAGATTTGGCCATCAGGTTGTTGGTACCAAATACAGTCATCAATCCCAAACACACCGCTCAAGCAGGCGAGTAACTGATAGCCGGTGCCTTGGCTGGTAAAGTTCGGTACTTTGATATCAAGGTAAATTGCATTATCGGGGATCACAAAGCTTAAGCCTGTATCTTCGGCTAGCTGCTTAATTACCTGGCGGAATGTTGCGTGACGAATGTTTATCGGGCAATGCTCAGCTAATAGGCTAGATAACTCCCGGACCACAATACGGTTCATACCCATGCTGCTCGGCGTGGTTTTGGTGATATATCCGCTAAAGTAACGCTGTAGCTTATTGTTGTAACCAATATCAAAAGCAACAATTTGACCACGCTTTACCTCGCCTTCAACCTCAAATACGCCGCGGCCTGCCGATGACAACTCAAGCACTAAATGGTGATCCGTTATCGCGAGTACTTCGGTACCTACGGTTAAGCGTTTACTCAATTTCATGCGGGATCACCTATGATGTTGTCGACCCCCGTCAAAAACTTCTCCATCGATGACACTTCCACTTTCGGTGGTGCCTCAGTAATTGCAGCCGTGGGGATCACACTGGCAGTTTGCTCACTGCTCTGCTCGGTGCTGGCATCACTTTGCGGTTGGCGCTGCTCTGCCACTTCTGGAATACTTAAATACTCACGCAATTGAAAACTCACGTTCCACGCTAATAATGTGGGATGCTCTGGCGCTGTAATTTGGCCAAAAAACTTCACCTGCCTGATTTTAACTGCACGTGCTAACTTGGAACCAATACGCCTCACCAGACGGTTACCCATTTCGTCTTTAGCAATCACCAGCTCAAACAAACGAGATAATTGCGCCGCATCGGTAAACGGGATTAATCCCGTCACTTTAAGCTCTTTGGCCTTATCCCCTTGTTCACTGCTCGCGGTGCTTGAGGTTTGCCCCGACATATCTTGTTCAGCTAATTGCATCGACAGCTCAACTTTACAGCTCTTCAAATTAATTAGCTCACCGTCTAACGCAATTTGGCTCATAGCAATGCATCCTGATAAAGGTCAGTTATACAGCTACCAGAGGATAGCGCGACTTAATATTAGACATCTTGTCCAACCACAATTGCTTATAGCTATCGGCATCCGGATTTTCCGTGGCGAGTTCATACTGCCATTCGATATATAAAGGATCTGACTCTTTCGCATATGCCGCTTGACGCTTTACTGTTGATTGTGAAGATTCAAACTCCATCTGCTGCAGTGTTGATGATATCTGCTCATCATTCATGCCTAAACTGGCCATAAACTCAGGTGTTGTGTCGATGTGGGTTTCACCGCTAAAGATATAACTAAACATAACTCGCTCTCCTAAATGGCTCTAAAAATAGGGCCATTTTTAATATTAACTAGCTGGTATTAATAGCGCTGCGCTATCGCACAGCAACCAAAGCTCCAGTGCTCACTAAACAAAGAAAGCTGGACGGAAACCAACGTGACTGCTCGCAAGCGAGCGCGCGTTATAGAGGTTGAGTGCGCCGAGGCCGGCAGTGGACCCCTCGTGCCAGTTGCCTCCACGGCGCGGGAGCCGATCGCCATAGTTACGCGCATAGATGGCCCCGGGTACATTGGTCGCTGATGCCGATTCGATCAGCAAGCGGCGCAGTATCTCAGATGGCGTATAGCTCACCCCTTTAGTAATGCCTGCAAAGTTGCTGCCGTGCATGTAAGGGTAGTCATGGCTGTCATCATCGACCGGACCGTTGCGCTTAGTAACTGCATTGTTGAGGATCGGCGCGCCTACATTGCCATTGCCAGTTTGGCTGTCGCTGGGCGAGTCAAAATAAGCGCCGTGGCGATGCCAGTTGACCTCGGCTATGCTGGGGTCGTTATCAAGCGTGGTGATAATCTGGCCATCGTCCAGCTTCATTTGGTCTAGCCACTCCCATACATTACCGACTAAATCCTGAACCCCCCAGGCACCATGATCGTGCGCCCAAGTTTTCGGCCCTTTACCTGTATCTGTGCGGCCAGTGCCTGCGGTGTCGCCTGGCATGCCATTATCGTGACGGCGAGCTGTTTCTAATTTATTTTCGTGACTGCGACCATAGTTAGTATTTCCACGCGGCACAGTGCCATTGGCTAGCGACCACAACGCAATAGCGGCCCATTCATGGATTGACATCATATGCCAGCCATCACCTTTACTAGAACACAGGTCTTTGGCTACATCGTAATTCACCAATGTGCGAGGCTGCGCACCACCTACAACACTGCAGCCGCCATTGGCACCAGCAGAAGCTAGGTATTTAGCAATATACACTTCCCCACGAGGCACTCCGTTAGTCTGGAACATGGTCGGAATGCCGCTACCCAGCTGCAAATCTGCACCGGTAAGCTCCAGTATTTTGGCATTGAGATCTTCATAGTTAAATCGCGGCACCCGAACCATAATGTTCGAGTTGCCCTGAGCATCAATTAAAATAGTGTTTCGGCCACCGCTCGCATCTTCAATGGCCTTTTTATGGCCCTCAATCGCATGAGTGGTGAGCTCGCCGACCTTGGTATTGTAATCAGCCTCGGCGCGAGCGATAGCATCATCGGCTTTAGCGTCAAGCTGGCCCATCTTGCCTGCCACTTCAACCGCCAATTCATTAGAAGCGTTTGTCTGCTCATTTGAAGCCGTAACTGCCTTGGAGACTTCATTCATTAAATCATCTATTTGCTGTGTCATCTTTCATCCTCTAGAGCTCGGATCCGCTCGCTCAATGTCATATTCCAGTGCACATTTTTTACGATTTTTGCATTGGCGTTAATAATGGTGGTTGCGTTAATAGTCGTGCTACTTTGAATTTGCACAATCTCATTTGAATAGTCATACATCCAAGATTCTGCTGAGACTTCAACGGGAACGGCATCAGCCAAGCCTAAATGCTCTAAGACAAAGTTGCGGCTGATGGTGTTACCCTCAGTGCTCCCTGCTGTTTTTACTTTCTGGGTTGTGGGGACATAGGCAAAAGCAATTAGCTGGTTATTATGAGCAAGGCCTATCCAGTTAAAATTAAAATCACCCACATCGGGTAGCAACATCTGACTAAATGTCACTCTGTTTTTATCGATGATGCCGTACTTTAGCGGCGCCGATTTATTCACTATTTGACTAAGCGGCGGCATAGGCTCATCCGACGGCTCTGGCGCCCTAAAATCCAAACCTGGTATAAAAGCGAATATAAACTCATCAACAATAAAGTCGCTTACATTGCCAACCGCCAGCGCAATGTATTGCTCACCATGGGTCGTTAATCGTGCCATTAGGCCCTCCTTACGTATAAATGTTGGTAGTCGTTACTGCACTCGGTCGCAGGCACTGCAATAGAGCCATAATGCGCAAACTCGCTACTGCTTAGTGTTGTGATGGTAAATGTTTGAAAATCTTGGCACGCCTCGGTAATAGCCACGCTATTTACCGCCACCCGTGACGACAAGTGGTCGTATCGTCGACAGGTTCTGCCATAGCTTTGAATGAGTTCGGCTAGCAAAGCCTGATTAGTCGCTATTTCAGTGTCGTCAATTTCGATTGAAACCCTGTCCCAATCAAGCCCTTCTTGACGCTCTTTTATGTTGACCACTCGCAGACCCAGCCTGCTCATGATCTTGAAAAAGCCCTGAGTACTGCCCGCATCTTTTGCATTAATAAAGGCATAGGCCACCCGTTTACGGTACAGCCACAAGGGCTCATCTCTGAAACGGGTGATGTTACATTCCCACGCCTTTAAATTGAGCATATCGAGTGAACAGGTCAGCGGGTCTTGCTGCACCAACGGCCAGATAAACCAGCCGCGCACACGTTGCCAGAATGACTGCATGCCATTGCCTAGCATGGCGGGTTCTTGTGGCTCGGGGGCGGTGGGCAAAGTGACCCCATCCATCCACCAGGGAAGAGTCAGCTGCGGCAGCTTGGGATTATTGTCTTCAGGCATCACGCCACCCCTCTGTTGTTGATGGTCAGGCTGCCGATCCGTGGTATTTCAAGGTCGTTTATTAGGTCACCATTGGTGAAGCGAACGCTCTTGAGGTGCGGTAGTTCGGCATGCAACTCGCTGCTCAGGATAGAGAAACTAAATGTGCTCAAAGGTAAGGTTCTGGTCAATGTCTGGAATTTATCGGACTCACGAAATACGGCGCGAATGCGTGATTCGATATCCCCTTCCAACACGGCTATTTCTTCGTCGCTGATGTTACTCAGGTGCCAAATATCGAGTACGAGATCCGTTGATATTGCCGAAATGGCTTGAGCCCTAATATCGTCACCATGACCGTGATGGCCTTGGGTGTTAATGTAATCGTTAATGTCATCAATCATGGCCAGTGGCGTTTCGCCTACATCCATCATTACATGGCAATTTGCAGTACCGGGTCCACGCGGCGCTTCGTGTTCGAAGTAGAGCGAGTCGCTACTGATACCCGCAAAGGTCGAGATCGCCGCGCGATACACCGCATCGATATGATAATTCCCCACGCTCGCAAACTGATCACGTATGCGCAGAGCCAGCTCATCGTCAGTTTCTTTATTGGCGCCCGCACGGGTTATCCAGTCGCCAACATTGGTGACCGACTCAATACCAGCTAACTCTTCCGGCAACACGTAGTAATACCCCGTCCCTAAGTTATGGCCTGCACCAGCGGTGTTGGCCTCACACAAAACGGCGGCGGTTTGGGTACCTGCAGGGATCACGGTATCGGTCAGCACCAACATTTTATAAAGCGCGCCCAGGGTATTTTCGGTTTGTACTACCGTGCCCGCCTTCACCAAAATATCGGCATTGATATCAATTTTGGTGAAAGTGATATTGCCCTGGGTCTTGACTGCCAACTTGCGCTCGAGCCCTACATCCCATGCCTTAAGCTCTAAATAGAGTTCGCTTGCCGTGGCGGCGAACATGGCGGGCAATACATGTTTTGCCAATAGAGTCTTGATAAGCCATAACACAGGCGTAACCACACAGACCGAGAAGAGTTTCCAGAACGGACTCATGGCGCTGTCGTTACTGATAATGGAGTTTGCAGCCATAACATCGGCTTCGAGCAGTGCAGTCACCCCTTCGGCGGTCAGCGGCACTCCTTCACTTTCTAGTAATTTTTCAAAATCAACTTGTGGGCGTGACATACGTTACCTCAGAGCTTAATTGGCCAAATTCGTAGGTGGTGGCGGTAATAGCGATTAACTCGGGTGTGCGAATGTCTAACTCGATAGACCCCGGCACCAAGCGGGTATCCGTTTCGATCAGCAACTCTATCTCGGTATAAACATCGCTGCGCAGTGTGGCGCTGCGCTGAGCCAGTAACTTAGTCACAAGTCCGGATTCCATCAGCATGTGTTTCACATCTTGAGCGATACTGGCGCGCGTGTTGGTGAGGTTTGGTTGTGCCCCGACATCGAGAGACAACGCACCATCGACAATTAATAGGTCGCTATACTTAGCTTCATTTGCGTTAGCGGTCATCCTGTCATTAGCTCCTGTTGGTCAGCGATTTCAGCAAGGCTAAAGTTCTTTGGTGGATGCTTAATGATCACATCGCCAAAGCTCAGGCTCTTGCTGTTTGATTGGCTAGCCACCCTGTTAGCCTTGGCACTCATTGCCGCTTGTTGATTAATACGTGGCTTAATGGCGTTGGCCATAGACTCATTAGCTACAGGCTTAGTATTGAGCAACTGGCTCAAGGCTTCGGGCTGATAATCATCTAGCAAGTTACGCTGCACATCGAGCGACTGATTTAACGGCTCAGGCAAATAGTTATCAGGCTTTACCAGCTGCAGATGCTGTTGCTGGATCACAGCTTCAGGCTGATAAGGTGATGGTAGCGTTCGCTGCACATCGAGCGACTGATTTAATGGCTCAGGCAGATAGTTATCAGGCTTTACCAGCTGCAGATTTTGTTGCTGGGTCACAGCTTCAGGCTGATAAGGTGATGGCAGCGTTCGCTGCACATCGAGCGACTGATTTAATGGCTCAGGCAGATAGTTATCAGGCTTTACCAGCTGCAGATTTTGTTGCTGGGTCACAGCTTCAGGCTGATAAGGTGATGGCAGTGTTCGCTGCACATCGAGCGACTGATTTAATGGCTCAGGCAGATAGTTATCAGGCTTTACGAGCTGCAGATTTTGTTGCTGGGTCACAGCTTCAGGCTGATAAGGTGATGGCAGCGTTCGCTGCACATCGAGCGACTGATTTAATGGCTCAGGCAGATAGTTATCAGGCTTTACCAGCTGCAGATTTTGTTGCTGGGTCACAGCTTCAGGCTGATAAGGTGATGGCAGTGTTCGCTGCACATCGAGCGACTGATTTAATGGCTCAGGCAGATAGTTATCAGGCTTTACGAGCTGCAGATTTTGTTGCTGGGTCACGACTTCAGGCTGATAAGGTGCGCCTGCATTCAACCAAGGGCCATTCACGGGGGCCGCGTTCGCTACATCATTGGCAGCGGTTTGCTGCATCCAGATGGGTACCGCTTGCTGATTATTTTCTGTTATCACACCTGGAAGCTGATTTTGTGGCGCCTGGTTTAAATCGGATAATGCAGGGTCAACCATGGTCGGGATCAAATCTATCTCGACACCAGGAATGTAATTCAGTTTGTCGATATACCAATTCAGGTAATCAATAAACATGCCCTTTAGTGAGTCCCACGCATTGCTAAACACGCTCACTAAACCTTGCACCCACTCCCAACTCCCCATGGTAGCGACCAGATCATCCCAGTAATAAATCAGGGCGCCCACTGCGGCTATGGCTAAAACGATACCCGCAACAATCAGGCCTATTGGGTTGGCGTACATGACAAGATTAACGGCCAGCATCATGCCTCGCAGTGATGCCATGCCAGAGGTTAACAAGGTATTGATGCCCGCCCACGCCATCGCCGCCACCCCGTAGGCAGTCATGGCCATTTTGCCAACGCCCATCATCACGGTGAAAGCACCACCTGCAGCTACGAGACCAAGAATGGCAATAGCGGCATAACCAAGAACGCGGGTTAAGTTAGGGAAGGTTTGAGTAAACCAGAGTACTTGTTTACCCATGTCGGCTACCCAACCAACAAACTGATTGAAAGCCGGTAGTACTGCAGAGCCAAAGGCGGCGCGGATAACGTACCAAGACTGTGATAAGCGTTCGCTCTGGTCTGTCATGGCAGCGGCCATCTTTTCAGCCTGCCCCATGCCTTTGACTTGACCGAGTTTATTAATGGAACTACTGAGCCCGTCCACATCTTTTAGCAGTAATTGGATTAACGCTGTGGCCTCACCCGAACCAAACGCACTAGTCACCTTGTCGATATCTGCTTGAACCGACAGTTCACCGAACTGTCCTTGCAGTTTTTGCAAAATATCAATCATCGGCAGCATCTTCCCTTGGCTATCAACGAAATTCATACCCAAGGCTTTCTGTGCTTTACCCGCTCCAGCTAAAAATGATTTGTATTTAGTGGCGGATTCCCCACCCGCCATGGTGGCTTGTAAGGTACCCATAATTGCCATTTGCTCTTGGAGCGGTGCAAGTCCAGCAGATGCGCCTAATGCCCCAAATGCATCTGACATTTTTTTACCATCGGTTTTAAATGCTTGAACAGCCGTAGCAGTCATACCTGTTAGTTGCTCAACCCAATCACTTTTTCCCATGGCGTTGGCATCGTTTTTAAAGATACCGTACATGGTGCCCATGTAATTGGTGATGGTGGCCGCATCAGCCTTAGTGGCGCTAGCGAGTACGTTTGAAGCCAGCGTGAACTGAGACAGATCTGAGTCACTCAGCCCTGAAATGGCCGACTGAATATCATAACTCGAGCTGACAAACTCGGTGGCAGACTTGCCATATTTGAGCGCGTATTCATAGGAGGTGTTAGCCAACTGCTTAAGGGCAGAATCTCGCACCCCTAGTGATTTTACTTCGCCCAACACCCTGTCCATCTCGATGGCTGGCATGAGTGCGCTTTGCAGTGCATAACCTGCCGCCGCCATACCTGCCACGCCCGTGGCCATCTGCATAGTGCCGGCTTGGTAGTTAGACGCCAGCCCATTGAACTGCTGACTGATCTTAGCAATCGGTTTAGTGATCTGGTCAACAAGACCAACGGTAAACATTAAAGGTTTTGGTAGGCTCATTGGTGATCACTCTCCTCTTGTTCTATGGACTAACCTGACTGTTAACCTGAGAAGGCCCTGTTCACGCCATTGGCGGTGACTATTTCAAGGCTCTCTAAATGGTGCTTATGCAGCCAAAGCGCTCGGGCTATCGACTGCTCACTGTCATCTTCGTGTGGTAACTGATGTCGACGAATAATCAACATCTGCTCCAGCTGGTTGTTATCTATTGACTCAACCAGCGCGGTTATTTTTTTACTGCTATTTCCAGAATTGGCGCGAATTCACCTTTCAGCGTGCCCGCGATCTGCACTTCTGCACCAGGTGACTCGGCGAGGAGGTTTTTCAACTCCTCTTTCTGAGGTTTATCGATGGCGCGCATTACAAAATTGTGCGAAGCGCTGCACATCGATCCACCGCGAGATATGCTATCGACAAAATCTGAGTGGTCATTCACGGTCATGTTAAATTTAAATTCTGTGTTGCCTATGGTGAGGGTCACTGTCTTTTTCATGCTGCATCCTTATCTTTTCTGTTGTTAAATAGTTCTTTGAGGTTGTTAAATCCGTCTTTCATTTGGCGCTCGATACGGTCACCCAAATCTTTCACATCATTTTTTGTGGCATAGGTTTCGGCCACATGGGTTTTATGATCGCTAAGCTCTTTCGCCGTAGCTTTGTGGGCGTTATATATCGCGATAATCACAGGCACTAGCACACCTAAAATCAAACTCATAAATGCGATAACAACCGTCACCCAAGTGGCGACTTGATTCATTTAGCTACCCCTTTGATTTTCTCTACAGTGCGTAAACTGGCTAAACCCAGCATGGCAAGAGTGAGCTCCATCATTGCGTCAAGCGGTAACTCTGGAGTGCCAGCATCAGGCCACAGCCATTGCAGCATCGGATTAATAACGAAGGCAAATAGAAAACCGAAACCACAAACCCACATCAAAAACGGACGAGCTCCCGCCACAAAAACCGACCGGTGCTGCACGGCCATGGTGTTAGCCAGCGCCTGCATCAACATAGGCTTCTGCTTAATTTCTAATAAGTCATTATCAAGCTGCATTCGTTCTTCGTCAGAGGTAAACAGGGCATCACCCGCCTTGCCTATCGCTTCGATGGGGTTAGTGCCTAAAATGGTGCTAAACCAGCTCATAGCTACAACTCCACTATTCGAGATATCCAGCCAAACTGATACTTCTCTTGGCTTTCATCGTTTACGGCAATATCGATACAAAATGCAATCCGAAGGCCCCGAACAGTTTCAGTAAGCACCTTTAACCCTTTGCGCTTTCGGTGAGTTAAAAACTTGCCCAAAGCATTCAATGTACGGCTACCAAATATCCCGTCAGCTTTAAGGTCCACGTATAAGGTTTGGCGATTATTCATCACGTTTAACGTTGTCTGCAACGCCTTGGCAGCATGGGCAACACCTGAGTTAATGCCAAAGTCGAAAAGTTGCTCGGTCAATGCTTCGCTGTGCAGGCTAATCTCATCGAGCTTTAGCGGTGCCCAATAAGTGGTTTGGTAGATATGAAAAGCCATCTCATAGGGCAACAACTTCATTTCACCTTGGTACCCGTGGACACGAGCCGTTTTCAACGTGATGCCATACATGGTTTCACCGCCGCGATCGGTTGGGTCATTAACGTAACCGCCCTCTCGTTCGATCAGTTCTTCAATCAATCTGTTTTTTAATTGGCTCATCGTTTACGCTCGCTTATCGTCTGACACTCGATACACAGTTCAACACCTGGCACCGCTTGCTGCCTTGCTTGACTGATAGCCTCACAACATTCGATACAATGGCGGGCGCTGGACTTTGCAGGTTTAGCTAACATGCGCCGCGTCCTGGCTCTCTCTTCTGCCCGTTGTTCATGCTTTACCGCTAAATCTGCATCATCCATTTTCTGGCCCTCACTGAACTTTTAATTACTGAACGATGTTTTCTATTTCATCGGGGCGCAGGTACGGCACGCCATCGATATGCACAAAATCAGGGCTGGTCACATCGAAAGGGAGTTTAAACAAGCTGGCGCTGCCACCCTTTTTATCGATATCGAGCAGATCACTTAACTTGATACGGCAACCGAAACACTCAACCTTCATTTCGTCTTGTGAAGTTTTGCCATAGAACTGAATATCGAAATTTTCTAGTGCTCGCCAAGAACCGGCTGACTTAGCCTGCTCACTGATTAACTTAAAGTTGGCAGCGTTAACGGTTAGCTCACCGCTTGCCGCTACATCACCATCGACGGCACCATCTGGCACACCACCTGTTTGTGATACAGCACTGTTGTCGGTAATGGTTACCGAGGCACTGTCCACTTGGATCATGGTGTCGCCAATGTGGGTGCTAAAATTCATTCCTGATAAACGCATGTTGCTTGCTCCTCAAATACGTTGCGTGAGTCTCAGCGTTTAAAGAACGCTAAGATCCAACATGATGTTGACTGTGATGGACTTAGGGCTGTTGTATGGACGCACAACCATGGCGATAGTGACTTTGGTTTTACTCATCCAGACGATGGCGATATCACCATCACGCGGTGGTGTAATATCACCGGGGAACGGCACCCCATTTACAGTGGTGGTTTTACTCATCGCCCGCAGCGGCTTCATAAAGTAAGCCTTGTTTAACTCGATACTTGCAGGGGTTGAGTTAAGAATGCGATTACCCACACGCAAGATGGCGCGAACGCGCACTTCGCGGCTTGCCTTGTGTACTACGCGCAGGTTTTCAATCACCTGATAATCGCCGCCTTCGACTTCAAGGGTTGAACCATCGCCCCAATAAGTGCCTGCAACATCCGGGTACCACTGGGGCACACTGAGTCGCGCCTTGGCTAAGGTGTTGAGGCTGGCCAGTGATAGCGGGGCTTCGGCTGAATCGGTTGGCATAATGCCCAATCCGGCAACTGAGCCTGTGGCCACACGCATAGGCGAATCTGCGATGCTGACACTGCGGTTACATAAACGGCCAGCGAGTACTCCCGCGTTATTGCCATTTAATTGAGGTACCGGCACCACTAACGGCAGGGCTAACCCCGCAACAAGGGCCACCATTTTTGCTTCATAGACGGCCCATGTTTCGGTGTCTTTATCGATGCCAGGTAGTGCAACGATGGCTGAGCACCAACGACCGTGTGAACCCTGCAGAGCTAATACGGCATCTGAAATACCGCTGATAGCTTGCGCTGTGGTTTGAACGTCACAGACAACCACAGATTCAAAGCTCTGTACTTCGTTAGCGTGACCAATGGCTATTGCTATAGTTTCTGCTGCAGCGAGTGGATAAGCTGCCGCTGTCCAGTTCTGGCCTGCGTTAAGCTGTGCGACAATCAGCTGTTTGCGCAGATCACTGTCGACAAACATGGCCTCGAGATCACTTTGGGCATTGACAGAAAAAAGCTGACTTTCCTCTTCTGATTTACCTGCTGAACCTACAAACAGGAAATGGCGCTCAATCGCTTGCACCTCGCCCTGTCCTTGGTTTTGGTTGTTGATGGTCACTTCACCTAATGACATAGGGTTATCCTCTTAATTGATTTAACAATGTGGCTATTTCGGCCTGCACATTGGCAGGGGTATCACCCAAGAACGGGCGAGCAGGTACTGGGATCGGCCAGCGTTGTTTGCTCGGCTTATTGCGTAACTGCTGCAAAATGAGTGAGGCCTTACCCTGTGACAGGTTGGCCATGATTTCGCTGATGCTGGCTTTACGGTAGTTGCGGCCTTTTTTACGCTTAACCTTGTAACCTTCTGCCGCTAACGCTTTCGCCTGGGCGCGGGTACAAGGGGCTTTATAATCTGGCTGACCATGAATTCGGGCCATACGCTGTTTGTTCATCTGCTCGACACCACCGCCTTGCTGGCGTGCAGCAATTCGGCCTGTAAAGCTGGCTTTGTGTTTAAGCTCTAATCGATTTGAGCTTTTTACATAAGGCTCTAATGTTCGGCCTAAGCGCTTTAACAGCTTGGTTTTCTTGCCATCACTGCGAGGCGTAAACTTTTGCCCTGTAACCGTTTTCTGTTCACGTATGCGTTTGCGGGCCTTGGCTCGCTGGCTGCGGCCTAACTTTTTCAGCAGTGCTACACGCTTGTTAGCCGGCAGTGCCAGCAAGGTGAGTTGATGCTTAACCGTGAGGGCATTTTTTGAATTTGGGGTGATGACTAGACTCATGCATCACCGCCTGTATCACTATCAATAGTGACCACTGTATCTATGGTTTCGGCCACATTGACCGGGGCAAGATCAATCCGATATTGCTGGCCATTAAATAAAATGGATCCATTGGCGTCGGGGATCACTTCAATGTTGTCTATCAGCTCTAATTGGATAAGTACCTGAGCGTGGTCTTTGCTGATCACGTCGATATCGAGCTCAGGATCCGCGAGTTGAAAGGTGTCGCGCTCACCGCCATTATCGATAAGGTATGCGGCAACCATAGCCAATAAGCTATATGGGTTAAGTTTACGGTGAGGAAAGCGCTCAATTGAGATGACGGCGCTGTGCTTCCACTTCGCCAGAGCGAACCCTTGAAGCCCTAGATCTTCACCAGTGATAATTAAAGTGCCGTGCTCTTGCCAGGCATCAATATCATTGGCCTTAATCACAGACCCTAAGCTAGTGAGCAAAAACTCGGTGATGAGTTGCAATTGGGTTTTAGTTAGCACGCTCATAAGCTGTGCACTCCGACTCGGCCAAGGCCAAGCAGCAGGCGAACGCTGCGATTGCTTTGGGCTAAAATGGTGTCTTGCTGTTCTGGGTCTTGCGCCTTGTTATTGCCAGCGTCTTTTTGGTCTACGGCGGAAAAATAGCCCAGAAGATCGGCATGACTACGGGCATACACAGCCCCGCGATAAATACTTTTCTGCTTCTCTGTAAAGTCAGGGACTGAGCTTTCGCTCAGGGTAAAGGGAGCGTCCGTACCCAGTTCATGGTTGGAGACCACTTTGATTAACACTTGCTGAACTTCGGTGCTGCTGCGATTGAGAGAATCGGCAATGGTTGCCTCTTCATACATTTCAGGAATACGGCGGTGCTGACGAAATTCGCCAGTCGACAGTTCAGGCCAGCCGCTATCTGTGTCGATAGCAATGCTTGCTTGTTCACCTGAGTTAAATCCAAATCCGCTCATATCATCATCTCGAATCACAACAGCTAATTGGGTTCAGTGCGGTTAGCGTCGACGTGGTTATTAACAGTCACCTGTTAAACACTCGGCTAGCGCACTGGAGGGTTGGGAGTCGGTCCCTGCTTACGTGTCTTGAGAGCTATAGGCCTCGAGGGCACGTAAACGCATATCAATCTGGTTTCTTACTGTCTTTACCCCAGCGTGCTTATGTAGGCTGGCCGCTTTTTCAAGCAAGCTGTCTGCCTGCTGCAGAAGATCCGCATCGCCGATAGTGCTGGGCTTAACTTCGCCAGTCGTGCTGCGCAGTAAGCTGAGACCCTTGAACTTATAGAACTTAGCGGTGATGGGCTCAGCCAGTTTCCAATGGTGTGCAACCTGGTTAAATACTTGGGTAAAGTAAGGTTCAACACTGCGGCCATGCTCTGCCTGAGTCTCGCTCCAGTCGAATACCGTATCTGAGATAAAACTCGGCCACTCGCGGCGAATACCTGGCGCCTTAGGTTGGCCCAGTTCGATGGCCTTAAACGCCAGCTCAAGAGCTCGGCCAAAGTTATCGATATCGAACAGCCAAATAATGCAGCGAGCAAATAAAGGGTTGTCATAGGGTTTTTCTCCACTTGCCACTTGGGCTAAGTACTCATCGACTATGGGTTGCCACTTGGGCAGCAACACCTCGCGCTTGTGAGTTATCTTGTCTTGCCGTCTGGCGAAGCCCTTAAGCTTTTTCAGGTCGGCATCGAGTTCTATCAACTGCAAATGCAAACTAGGGGCGTATGATGCGCTCCCGGTATGCGCTACTTTTTCGAGCTGTTTTTTTGCTTGGCACTTTTCTCTGAAGGCGAGGATTGAGGCCCCGCCAACGGCTTTTTTAGCTCTGCGGTCACTTCTTTAAGATCGGCTGTGGCTTGGCTTGCCTCCACTGCAGCATCGGCAATAGTGGAGGCGCTGTCGGCCACATCTTCGGCGGTGTTCGATAACTCAGAAGCAGAGCCTGCGGCATCGTTGGCAGCATCATTCAGAGTGCCGGCTGTTTCATTTACCGTGTCTGCGGTGTCAGCTAGGTCATTAGCGGCAATGGTTGCCGTATCGGCGCTGCCTTGTAGCTCACCGCTGGCTTGCTCAATCTCTGGTTTAGTGGTGTCTGCTTGCTGTTCAAAGAACATATGAACTTCGCCATCAACAATATGCAGCCCTTGTTCAACAAAGCCTTTAGCGACTTGCAATGAATTATCCAGGTCACAATTGAATACCGTGGCCAACAGCCTTAATGCTGCATTTTCTGGTTTTGGTTTCTCTTGCAGCTTTTGGCTTTCAGCTTGTGTGGCCTTAACTGCATCACGACGCTTTTTAAAATTTGCGATGGCACTCATAGCAATGTCCTTGGTTCATCTATTTTTATTCGGCGGTAGTAAATTAATGAGGCACTCATTGAACGCCTCAGTGCTCTTATACTGCTGGGGCTGCACCAATGTTCATATTGGCTTCATCGATAGCGGCATAGCCTTCAAACTCTTCGATGGCATAACCTTCTTGACGCCAATACTTATCTTCATGTCGCTTACGGTCTTCAACATTTTCAGACTTACGATGACGGGTACCTCTCTGGGTATAGATGTGCAGATTGGAGAGCAGAGTGACCACAATACGTTTACCAGGGAAAAACGGCGGCGTATAAGCTGCTAAACCACCGATGTTCTTATCCATCTTCTGTGCGGCTACTCTTTCAGTGGGTTTATCAGCAAGGTTCATCATCTTAGTTTGAGCTGTAGCAGTAAGATCACTACCGACTAGCACCACGAGGCGAGGATCATTACGAAGCGTTACATGAATGAGCGAATTCTTCAGCTCAGTCACAATGGCATCGAGAGTCTTATATTCTCCATTCTTCAACACACCTTCGGCATCAGGGTTAAAGTAGATAGGATCTGTCATTATTTGGTCTGGTGCTTTCTCTTTGACGACTTGATGCCAGCCTTTGTTTACGTCTTGGCCCATAGGGTTAGCAACGGGATCTGAATCAATAGCTATCGAGGTGCCGTTGAAGCCAATGCGTAACAGGTCGAGTGCAAAACGCACGGTAGCGTTATTACTCATCAGCTGCATAAACTGATTCGCAGTACCTGAATTCGCCCACACAGACAACGTGGCCCAGGTCACAACCGAACATGAATCGGTTTCAACTAACTCATAGCTATGACCATCAACATCTTGATCACTGGAGAAACGGCCATTTTTCTTACGACCGGTAGCAATGCCGTAGTTACCAACCTTAACCACTTCACCTTTTATCTGGTCCACATCCATGGTGGTGATCAATGACAAAAACTGTACTGATTCTAACAAGGCAGCTTTTAGCTTACGTTCCATCGGTTCGGTGACGCTAAACTGATGCTGTACATCGTCAACGCCATAGCTCTTGGCCATGTTGGCGCAATATGCTTTTAATTGTGTCTTGGCTAATGGGGTTAAATTCATAGTGTGCTCTCTTACTAAAAATGGCGACAGGGTTCAGGCGTTATGCATTAGTTAGTGCTTAAACAACGGTAAAGCTTTCGCCTTGACCTGCCGGATCAGGCTCTTGATTTGGGCTTTCTTGCTTAAGTGCGGCAAAGTCCTTAGTCAGCTTGTCGGTCTTCTCGGCAATGCTAGTAACTTTTTCTAGTAGCGTTGAGAACTGCTTACCCGTCACGCCTGTAGATTTATCTTCAGCGTCAGGTTTCACTTCAGGCTTAACTTCTGGTTTTACTTCGTCAGGCTTTTTGCTGAATGACTCAACCTTGCCTTCAAGATCGGCAACTTTATTGCCAAGGCCATCAAGCTTGTCCGATATTTGCTGAAACTGTTCTTTGTTCATGGGTTCTTCCTCAGAAGGTTCGGGTGCCAGATCTGGCGAATTAGATTTAAAGAAGTTCTTCAAAATGCTGTATAGGTGCTTTTCTTGCTTTGGCTGTTCGTCATCGGGATAACCGATAACCAGCTGTTCAGGCGCGCCATATTGATGAGTATCAAAGCGTTCTTTAGTTGAGAACTTAAGGCGGTCGGTACCTAAACTGGCTGGTTCATCAGTTACGCCCAAACCTGTGAGGTAAGCTTTACCCGATTGAGCAAAATTGGGGTCGATTTCGATAGAGGTGTATACCTTTTGGTCTTGCTCGTTAGCAGAGATCAGTTGGGTATTGGGTTTCAATTTCGCGAAAAGACGCAGCTTACCGTCTTGTTCTTCGGTTTTAACTTCGAGCACATCGCCCCAGGCACCATACCAACGACGATGATCCGGCCAGATACGTGCCCCATAATTTTTAGGGTCATAGGTTTCAGCAATGTCGACTAGCCATTGACGCTCAATTGGTACATTACGGAATGTTTGCCCTTCGGTGGCGATACGCACCCAATCTGTTTTCAACTGACTCATATTTGGCTCATCTGTGCTGGTTAATCGATAGTGATATCTGATTTAGGTGGCCAGCATAGCCAGATGAAATGCCCTTAGCACTGGGTTTAGTTCTGCTCAATTCGGATAGTGGCCCCTATCCGAAACAAGCCGAACTTTAGTCCGTTATAGGCTTGAAACTAATGAATACACTGGGGCCAGTTTTCAATAGTGTGAGCATCATTAACCCTTGACTAAATACTCTCCCGAAATACGTGAAGCAGCAAAACGGCTCTATTTAAGACGCTGGACCCCGGAAGAGATCCGCCTTGAACTTGAATTCCCCAATAGCCGCATCGTTTATTACTGGGCTGATAAGTACAGCTGGCGCGATATGCTGCGCGAGGAGGAAGTCGACGAGGCCATTGCCCGCCGTATTGTGTTGCTGACTGAGATCTCAGATAAATCAGGCATGCAGATCAAAGAGCTGGATATGCTTATCGAAAAGCATGTGAAGCTGAAAAAGCAGCGAGCAACACTCGAACGCGCAGCAGCTGGTGAGCAAGATAGCCAAGGCAGCTCTAGTAATAGGTCGGGCAATAAAGGCTCAAGCGAGAAAGCGCAGCAAAGAGGCAAGCGCAAAGGGCGTAAACGTAAGAATGATGTGAGTCATCTCACCGCCGATGATTTCGCCCCATGGTTCGCCACCCTGTTCGAATACCAGAAGACCATGCATGAGAATTTGCATCAGCGTATTCGTAATATTCTCAAGTCTAGGCAGATTGGTGCCACCTATTACTTTGCGGGGGAAGCCTTCGAACAGGCAGTGTTGACCGGAGATCCGCAAATATTCCTGTCGGCCTCCCGAGCCCAGGCCGAAGTGTTCCGCACTTATATTGTCTGCATTGCCCAAGAGTTTTTCGAGATTGAGTTGACCGGCAACCCGATTGTGCTGCATACCGCCCATGGTGATGCTGAGCTGCGCTTCTTAAGTACTAATAGCAAAACGGCGCAGAGTTACCACGGCCATGTGTATGTCGATGAATACTTTTGGATCGGCAAGTTCGATGTGCTCAACAAACTTGCATCAGCCATGGCAACCCATAAGAAGTGGCGCAAAACTTACTTTTCAACCCCATCGACCAAAGCTCACCCCGCTTATACCTTCTGGACAGGGGATCACTGGCGCAGGGGAAAAGCAGACCGCGAATATATTGAGTTTCCCACCTTCGATGAATGCCGCGACAATGGCCGCTTGTGCCCGGATAAGCAGTGGCGCTATGTGGTCACCATCGAGGACGCGGTGCGCGGGGGCTGTCAGCTGTTCGATATCGATGAGCTGCGCGACGAGTACAACGACGATGATTTTAATAACTTGTTTATGTGCATCTTTGTCGATGATGCCGACTCTGTATTTAAGTTTAGTGATTTAGAAAAATGCATGGGCGATGCGGATCACTGGACCGACTTTAAACCCAAGAACCCGAGGCCATTTGCCAGCCGTGAGGTTTGGCTAGGCTATGATCCGTCACGAACGCGCGACAATGCCACCTTAGTGGTGCTAGCGCCGCCCATAAAAAAAGGGGAGAAATTCCGCGTACTGGAGAAACATGCCTGGCGTGGTTTGAACTTTCAGCATCACGTTGCCGAGATACAGAAGATTTTTGCCAGATACCACGTGACCTACATTGGTGTCGACACTACGGGCATAGGCGCGGGGGTGTTTGACCTGATACAAACCCTTTACCCACGCGAAGCCATGGCGATTCATTACAGCGTCAGCAGTAAAATCCGCCTGGTACTCAAGATGATTGATGTAGTGCAGGCGTGCCGGATCAGCTGGGATGCCTGCCACAAAGATATCGGTATGAGCTTTTTATCGATTCGTAAAACCAATACCGCCAGCGGCGACAACATGACATTCAAAGCAGGCCGAGATCAAACCACTGGCCATGCTGACGTATTCTTCGCGATTGCCCACGCGGTAATTAACGAGCCACTTAACCACGCACAAAAAGGTAAATCCACATGGTCCCTGTCGAGATAGCTGCCAATGATGCTGCCAATAATACAGAAGGTAACGAGTCTACTGAGCAGACTAATGCCCCTGTGGTTTTCAGCCTGCCCGAAACCGTGATGCCTAACATGTGGCTCACCGATTATGACTCACTGTATTACAACCAGATGGATGATTACTGGGAGCCACCTGTCGATCGGCATCTGTTAGCAAACCTAACCCGCCGCAATGCCCAACATGGTGGCATAGTGCAGAGCCGCGCCAATATGGCCGCAAGCCGTTATGTCTCCGGCGGCTTGAGTGTACAAGATGTTGAAGCGGCCTTTTTGAACCAGATACAATTTGGCGATGTGGCCTTGCTCAAGATCCGCAACGGTTTTCGCCAGGTAGTTCGATTGTTCCCTCTCCCCAGCTATCGCACTCGGGTAGCCAAAGACGGTGGCGCCGTAGTACTCGAACGCAATCAACAGGTGAAACGCTACAAGGCCAAAGATGTGATCTGGGTGCGCCAGTATGATCCGGTACAGCAAATCTATGGTTGCCCCGATTATCTCGGCGGACTGCAGGCCGCACTACTTAACGAGGATGCCACCCTGTTTCGCCGTAAGTACTTTCTCAATGGCGCCCACATGGGTTTCATCATGTATGCCACTGACCCGAACCTGGACCCCGAAGTTGAACAGGAGATCAAAACCAAGATTCAAGACAGCAAAGGCGTGGGTAATTTCAAGAGTCTGTTTGTCAATATTCCCAACGGTAAAGAGAAAGGGCTGCAGATCATCCCGGTGGGCAACTTCGAATCGAAAGATGAGTTTATGAACGTGAAGAACGTCAGCGCCCAAGACGTACTCAACGCCCACAGATTCCCGCCCGGATTAGCCGGCATCATTCCCGCCAACACCGCAGGCCTTGGCGACCCGGCCAAATATGATGAGGTTTACTTTAAGAATGAGACTAAGCCACTAATCAAGAAGATGATCAATGCAGTAGCGCAAGATCCGGAAGTCGGCGGCAAGTTGGCGCTGGTGTTTGATTTGGAGTGAGATTAACGCAAGGTAGGTGATCTTTGGGGTCAGTTTAACGCCTTGCTAAGCGGAAAATAATGGCTGGCTATAATCGCGAGGCGATGGCCAACTGTCATTTTTCCGTTATAAGCAACTTGTTGTTAGCCATTTTGCTAGTTAGATTTTTGAGCTGAAGATATTAAAGCTCTTAATTCTTTCAAGGTTCTTTCACGTTGTCCCTCAATCCTTAAATCTAATAATTTATTAGTTTGAATTGCCATTTCTGTATGAGACTCCAAGTCCTCAATACGCCTAACCAAAACAGGAATATTATTTATCGTGTCTTTAAGTGCATCTAATTTATCCAACCTTTCTCGATGAATGGAGTCCGTTGGTTTTAATGCCGAGTCTATTTCAGTTTGGACTTTCACAAGTCTGTTGTCTAACTTTGCAATATCTCCTTTAACTGCGGCGATACCACTAAAAAAACCAACCGCACCGGAAATAGCGATAGATCCAACAACTGTAGCTACCTTCTCCCAGTTATCATCTAACCAGCTCATTTAGTGCCCTCCTTAACAAGAGCATTTATAGTTTTAATATCTTCTTGGGTACGTTCAACCCATAATGAAAGAGTCGACTTAGTTTCTGTGTTTGCACTTTCTAAGGCCTCAAGCCTTGATAATAATAATTTCTGCTCATATCCCACTTTTACTAGTTCACTTTCCAAAACCATAAAATTCTCTTTAGATTTAGATGCTTCCGCTACTAATTGGCTAATACTTCTTTCTAGCTTATTATTCTGCGAGAAAGATGCAAAAGAATAAACACCGACAGTTGCAATACTCATAACTACTGTGACCAATGAAGCGATAGCCCAAGAGTATTTTCTTTTTTCAAATTCAAATTTTTTCTCTTCAAGTCGAAATTTTTCTTCCACTAGAGGTTCTATTACAGTCCAATCTGACAATTTAATTCTCCAATTATTTTACTGATATTATTACACAGCCCTTATAAGGTTAGCTACCTTGTAAGCTTGCACCAACCATAGCTCACCCAATGCCTTACAACATTGACCCTGTCGGCATTTTTGTCAATGGATAAACTCTCTTAGCTGTAGGTAATAACGACTCTTGGTTAAGTGTACTGTTTAAAAAAACAGTGCTATGGCGTAAACTACCGGAGTTGAAGCATTAGCATTCATAGGGATTGGGAGATCGGTATGCGAGTAATTTGTCCGGATTGTGGTTCTGTAGCGATTATCGGTAAGACCAACCAACTAAGTCTGGCCCATGCCGATCTGTATTGCTCTTGCAGTAAACCTGAATGTGGCCACACCTTCGTGGCCAATTTAAGTTTTAGTCACACTCTGAGCCCGAGTGCTAAGGCGTCGAGTGCTATTGTGTCTGAACTGGCTCGAGCCCTCTCCCCTGTTCAACGTCAGCAACTGCAGCAAGAGCTGAATCTTCTTTAACAAACTCTAGCGATAACTGTTTATAAATCGCTAATACATCCGCGAGTATCGCATTACAAACATCCTTTTCAGCCTCAGTATCTAGGTTAGGAAACAGACCATTTAGCAGGTCGACTTTCTGATACAGCATAGATTCATCAGTCATAACTCAATTTTCCATAATTGGCACACCAACTGCGATGCCTAACCTATTATCCACATATAAATAATCGCGCAACCAGCTGCTAAGCTATTTGAAAATGTGTCGACTTACATAATTTTATAAACGCGAAACTGAGTTTCATCGAGAAAGTTGAATACTAACAAAAATCATCTAACGCTGTATGTGTATGCAGTAGGAGTCAAATCATCATTCTCTGGAAACCAGTTGTTAATGCGCTTTATTAGGCCGCCACTTGTAGAGTATTCTTCATCCAATTTTTCCACGATTATCGCATAAACAATAAAAAGGTCAGTTTCGCAGATGTCTTCTCTAGCAGACATAACCTCGTTATAGGTAAGGTTGACTTTAGACGGGTCCATTGTGGTCCCTTTAACTTCAACCCGCCTAATCTCTCTCGTATTTTCACATTCAAAATCATAAGGTTTTTGATTCGAAGTATCTCTGACTTCATATCCTAAATCAGCATAGTGCTTTCGCGCGACATCCATAGCATGTAGTTCGATTGCTTTTTTCTTTTTAGGATCGATTAACCTTCCCTGCCCACCCGTTGCCTGGTGTCTTTTGCTTACTAGCTCAGGTTTTCTAGCTAAGTCAGAGTCTTCACACCAATGGTAGAGTTCGTGAACTGCATTACTTGGAGTAGAGCAATATTCATCAACGTTATATAAACACTTTACAGGCTTCTTTCCGGTATGCTCGATGCAGGAAAGTCGACCAACATAAACAAACTTTTGCGTCCGACCTTTCACCTTATCTACCACTCTAGTAAATAAAATGGTCGTTTTACCTTCCAGAATTTCCCTAACAAATGGGGTCTGGACTGTATTACCATTCTGGGACTCCCAATGAAAGAGTCTGCCAGAATCATCAAAAATATCTTTGTACTGAGTACCTGATGAAAAGTTCTTTTTATTTAAAGTGACGAATAACAGAATACAATTTTTGAATTTTACATAACCCGGCCAATCACGAGATTGAGCTGGCGGTGTGACATTTCCTACTTCCGCGACATCAAGCCTAGAATACAATTGTCCAACTTTAAAACTCTCAATATTTAGGCTTTCGTCATGTGTAGACATTAGAATCAATACCATAAAATAATTTAAATTCATGAATATATTGGATCATAAAAGCTCACGAGTCATTAAAATACTTTCAAGCATATCTTCAGCAACTAGAAATGAACAAACTCACTATCCTCAGAATCAAACAACCGCTCAAACTGCAACTGGCCGTGACTCACCCACCAAATACGCCCTGCATCGGTAAAGATCCTTAAACCATTGGAAAGCTGTTCAAGCGTATATTTATCAACAACACCGTGAGAGGCGAGATATCGCAAAACCTCCTCTGAGAATTCGGCCGCTTGGCCTCCCAAAACAGCATCTGTACAGTTATTCCCACAAGTCCGAGTATCGCCGCTGCCGCGACTCTTCAGTCCAGAGCCAAGCTGATTCTTCCACTTGGGTATGGGTTTCTTATCCTCTTTATTCTCTATAGCGGCGTTTTCTCTAAAGATTTTTGCCCGCTCTTCTTTGAGCCTTTTATAGTCCACCTTTTCATCGTCACTCATGGTTCTGAGCGTCCACTTCTCACCCCGGGTGATTAAAGACCTGACACTGGTTTCTCCATCAACTTTTGTCGCCAAGGCACAAAGCCCAAGTACACGCTTGGTCATCTCACCGTACTCGTTGCCGCATTCGGTCTCTTCATATTCGAGTTTGATTGGATTAACGACCAAGGCCTCTTCGAAGGCTTTCCAGTTTGAACTGTCTGCCGCCGCTCTGGCGGGCTCTATCTCTGCAGGCTGCGGGCACTCTTTCAACCTTCGAAGTTCACGCCATACCTGCACAGAGGAAGATCCAAAGAATTGAAACTGACGCAGACGGTGACGGCTAGCCCATGCAGCAGCATTGGCTGCACCATCGTGAGCCAGTAAGCCAGATTCAAAATCTAACTCGCCTTGCATGTGTTCGCCTTTGATGTTTTTCGACAGATATTTGATGATGTAACCCACCGCTGAGCCCTTGGTTTTATCAATATCTTCTATCTCGAGTCGATGTTCTGCGGCTCCCTCTTCATGTCCATCGACTTCAAATGCATACTTGGTCAGTAGGTCTTTAAGCACATCGGCTTTGTCCGGGTGAACGAAGATCAGCATATGCCAATGCGGCGTGCCGTCTTTGTGTGGCTCACTGACTCTTAACCCCTGAATTTTGATTTTGCGATATGACAAAGCAGAACGGATCTTTCGCCATTGGCCAGACAAATAGGCTTGAGTAAAACGCGGGCTTTCACAGTTCCATTTTCCTGAGTTAAAGTGATATTTACTCGGGGCCGTAAGCGTAACCATATAACCCACCTGGCCAGACTCTTCGGCAACCTCTTCAATACCTCGAGCCCTTACTATCAACTCCACAAAACGATTTGAAGGATTGGCATTGCCAGCCATGGCCGCATCGATGAGCGGCAGGAGCACCCCGGCTTCAGATTCAATCATGGTGTTCTCTAACCACTCACGACCGCTCTTTTGCTGCTCACACCATTCGTTAAAACTTTCACGGCTCAGGTAGGGGCTGTTTTCACCCACTAAACCTGCAGCAATATTCAGGTGTTCACAGCACTGATCACGCAAGGTACGCAGTTGATTGAGCCACCATTTAGGGCTGGTCATACGCAAAATGGCACACTCCGCCGCTTCGATCAGATGATCTCTTTTAACCGCTGAATAGTAAGGGGGGTAAACTTGCCACTGCCTACACACTGCAGCTGCTGCATCATAGGCATTCAAAAAAGCCACATCGCCACGGTTGTTGCTAGCCGCATCTTTCACTTCATCGAGAACGGTTAAGGCTAAACGGTTAGCCACATCTTTGAGTCGTTTACTTTTACGATATTTGATTAACTCGAACCCACCGTAGTGAGTAGTTCGTTTGTCGTTACTTTCGTTAACGTGTTTTGAGGTGAATTTATCGAAGCTACCAATATTGTGAAACGGGTATTTAAGCCAAACCTTGTTGATAAAGTCGGTAGTCTTCCGCAGATAGATATTGGCGCTGCGCAGTCTCTTGCTTGAGTTAAGCGAGCCGTCTTTTTTGGTAAGTCGACGCTGATACTCTTCGGCTATCTTAATGCGGATCTTATTAGGCAAATGACTCAGACGGGCATTAGCGAAACTTCGGTTACTATTGAGCACCGCATGATTGGGCGAAACCTCATCGAGTAAAGCATTAACCTCTTTAAGTGCCTGGCGAGCATTGGCGCCCTTTGGCAATTCAGCTGTTTTATAATCATCGAGAAAATTGAACTCTTGATACTGTTCAGCAGTAAACACTTTGATTTTTTGAATAGGTAAACTGTGCGGCTTGAAAATACACTTCCGGCCTTGAGGCGGTACTTTTACTAATCCAGAAAAAAGAGCCGAGGGCAAAGCCTCGGTCTGTGGGGATAGAGTAGGTGTACTCATTACAGCCCCTCGATACCATGTACAGCTTTGGCCTTAGTTAGCGTTCGGCGTATCCCTTTGGCCAAATTAACCAGACCATTACCCATCGCCTGCCAATACAGACAGTTTAAAGCCCCTGAAGATTTGGCAATTGATAAGTAACTTGAGTCTGCGCAGGTATGTTGGTTATCAACATAGATTTTTACATCACTCACCAAGCTACGTTTTTCTGCCCGGTAATGGTTGAGTAAATGTCTGAAGACGATATTTCGCATATTAGGCCACCACTTGGTTAACGTGGATGTTATTGCGAATTGCAATCAATCGAATGTGGAGGGTTTTAGCGACTGGTAGCTCAAGCACTTCGGCAATAGTCTGCAATGACTCGATAACTGATTCGGCCACTATGGGGTCGATTGGGTAGTTAGCATGATTTAAAGCGTTGATAACCCTATTAGCTTCATTGCGAATAGCGTGATCAGTTGTTACACTCTGTGTTGTCGTTTTCATGATTTAAATCCTTGTAGGTCTATTGATTGAGTCGACACGGCCACATCCGCTGCGAACGGAAGTGGCTTTTTAATGCCTGTCTTTTGGGGGCTGGATTGCCTTACTTCTTTTGGTCTGTGCTCGAAACGGTCTCGGGTAAGCATGATTCTCCCGAAGATACTGCTGACATCGCATAACGCGATAATCGATTGGCGTATCTGTTCACGCTCATCAACCGTCATGCTGTCGAGTGGGGTATGGATATGGGTGCTGGGTTTAAGTTTGGCGCCGTAGAGGATCATGGCTTTTTGTTGATCAGATAATTTACCGTAGCGACTTGCCACGCAGCTGCGATCTAATAGCCCACGCAAAGAGTCAACGCCATGTTTAATCCTGACGACATCATTTGCGGCAGGCTTATCAGTTTTTAAGTCAGTTTCTATTCTTAGCGCACTTTCTGGCGCTGGTTGCTGTAACGCTTTCATAAACTTATTCCCTAAAAAGTACCTAAAAATAGTTCACGCACTTAACTGACACCTGCACTTTTTGTTGTGCTTCATGCCGCTATGTTCTTTATCTATTGCTTGGCCTGCTGAATAACATCCCAATCAACTTTTGATTCCCGGTAACACTTATCAACATGAGCCGCCAAATCGGAAACCTTGACCAATGACGGCGAACGCTCTGAATTACGTAACTTGAAAGTGGGCACAGGTAAGTCTTTTGCCTTGGCTTTTTGCTCTGCTGTTTTCGGTGTATAACCGAAGAACTCTTGGCAGATAACTTTCAGTTCAACAGTCGGTGACTCGAATCGAGCAAATAAAGCAAATGAGGTATTCATATTCTTTCCTTACATCAGCCCTGGCATTGGCATGGCTTGCAATGCATCACTAGCAACAGCGAGCACGGGGATGGCTTGAAACTTCTGTTCAACGTCATGTACAAAAATGGCAAGTTCTGTCATGACATACGTGGCACGCTTAACGGTTTCGTGACGCATACGTTCAGTAACTCGCTTGGTTACTTTCACATCTAATGCCAGCGCCCCAAGTTGAGCAGCGTTGACCGTGATATCTAATGCCCTATCGGTTAGCTCCATATCATTGGCCGAAGCGAATTCAGCTAACGAAACAGAGGCCGCACAATCTAAGTCCAACAACACGCCATCGATAATGCTGCGATTACCACTGGCACGCGTAATGGCAACCAACTCCATCACCGATAACTTATGTGGTTGGTCTAAGCACAACTTGTTGCGCAATATCTGCGGGCTGGAGATCTCCGCCTTCGCCGCTACCGACTTTAAATTTTCATCTGCAGCAAACTGGCGAAACGCCCCATTCAAATGACAACTATTATCATTCATTTGTGTACTAGAACTTGTCGTATACATAGATGCAAAACTCCATTTTGCTAATCTAGATTTATCAAATGAGCAATTAACTTGCGAGTTAGGCGGCTTCAATAAGGGCTTGCTGCCTGACTAATTCAAGTTCTGCCGCTTCAATCACTAGGGCTTGAACATTGATAAGAGGCTTATCGCGAGGGTCTTTCTTAGGACGAGTGGGTAGGCGACCTTCATACACCATCTTCTTGACGGTGTTATAGGGCAGGCCTGATGCGCGGGCATATTCCGCATAGGTGAGATAAGGTGTTGTAACCTGTAGAGTAATATTTACCATTGTGATACCTTTTCTTCGTTAGCCCGTGTTGAATCTTGGCGGATTCACGGGCACTTAACCTTTTGGTAAAGCAATGATTGATCACAAGAACAGAATTGTCAAACTTATTGACGAAGAAACAGAGCTATTGATGAATAATGTGTTGATTTGTGATGGCGGGAAAACGGTTATGGAGCGTTTGCTACGACTCTTTAACCTCAGAAACCGTGTTGAACTTTCATCTCTAATAGGCGTGTCAACGGGCTCTATAGCCACCTGGCAAACCCGCAACACAACTCCATTTGAGTTGTTGATTCGTATACATTTAGCAACAGGTGTAGATTTAGATTTTTTGCTTTTTGGTAAGAACGAAGAAAAGCAAAATGTACTTAAATTCTGCTCTCCACCAAATCAAATCCCAAATTACGCCACCATTAACCAAAACCTGAAAAGCTTCAAGTTCAGTATTTTTCAGCCAGCAAACTACGATGGTGGTAAAATTATAATTGACCGTTTGGTCACTTTGTTTAGATTGAAAAATAGAGTTGAATTTAGAGAACTAACATCGGTTTCTGAAGGCTCTATTGCAAGTTGGCAGACTCGCAATGTCACCCCGTTTGAACTCCTCGCCCGAGTGCATTTAGCTACAGGTGTACCTATGCTATTTTTGTGCTTTGGCAAGCATGAATACCCAAGCCGTGAACCTAATAAATTAAGTGAATCGACCGCTGAACATGTGCAAAAGCCCACTGTAACGGCAGATATATATAAGCTTAAAAAATTCTCGATTGCTCACGGTAAGAAAACACAGGTTGGCGACTACAGAGTAAGTCACGACTTTTTAAAAGACTGCGGTTTAGCCATTAATAATGACTTTATTGTTAAAGCAGAATCATCGACTTACTTTATCAATACAGACATAACAACAGTCACCAAAGGCCAGTATTTATTTTCCATCAACGACAGCTATCAGATAGGCGAACTGCGCCAGCTACCCGATGGCAATGTCTACCTCATCGATGGTCAAGACAAATACCCGTTTAACACGGACACCACCAAGATCCACGGCAAAGTGGTATCGATTTTACAAAGCGTTTAATACAAGGAGTGTTTTATGGATGCATTAGAGATATGTTTTACAGGGTTTGCAAAACAACAAAGAAAAGACCTAGAAGAGTTGGCAACCGAAAGTAGTTTTATTGTTCGTAAAGCAGCGACTAAAAACCTTCACATCCTGTGCGCAGGTGGTAATGCTGGCCCTAAGAAAGTTGCCACAGCCAAAGCTGATGGTGCGGTTATCCTGTCACCTGAAGGCTTCATTCAATTAGTTAGAACTGGTGAGATATCTAGTGCAGATGCTGACAAGTTAAGTAAACTTCTAAACGGTAGAAATGAAAAAATATCTAAATTACAAGATGAACAGTACTTATCTCTTTATCAAGGCTATACAGAGCACGACCTAAAATTGACACTTCTTTCTAATCTTCAATCTTCAATTAAACTCCTAACACATCCTTCCATTAAGTTTACAGAACCGGCAGAGGTTACTGTTTCAAACTCCTACTTTTGTTTCACTGGTGATTTTAAGTCTGGAGAAAGATCTTTAATTCACGCCTTCACCAGAATGTTCAATGGTTTTATTGATGAAGAAGTTACGCTAAAGAGTAAGTACTTAGTCGTCGGTGGTCTGGGTAGTGAACAGTGGGCAAACGAAAATCATGGACGAAAAATAGAAAAAGCCATAATGCTAAAAGAAAGTGGTCACAAGGTTCATATAATTTCAGAGGATCAATGGTTAATTGCCTTAATGAAAAATTGAATACTGCGACAGCCGGAACTAAACTCTAGCGACAAGCCATAAATTACAAGGATGTAACTATGCCCAAAGCCACAACTCCCACTATAGATGTACCTAGCCCTCGCCAATCTAGAAGCAAGTATCACTATCTACAGGCACTATTCGTATTTTTGGTGTTCTCTGTAGGCATAGGTGAAACTCAGGTTTTCTTCAACCCACTATCTGGCTTCGCGTTCTTAGCTATCGCGTACCTGATCAGATACATAAACAAACCCATATTCCCACCCAAAGCATGGCTAGCAGTCAAAACTATCACATACCTGGCACTAATCCTGTCACTAGGCATCACCCCCAGCTAA